GTTCATATTGTCAATAGCTTTTATTTATGATATTTAAGAAATGCAAACATTGCTTAGGCAAACACTGCCAGCAATGCTTTCCTAAACATTATATAGTATATAGATGCAAAGCTTGGCGTGATTGCTTGGCTTGCTTTGTTTGTTTTGTGTTGTGTGTTTTGTGTGTCTCATCACATACAAACAGACAATGCTTCATGTGGCAATGCTAGGCAGATTTGCTTGCTAGTTTGTTTGCTGTACGGGGGCTTGCTGGCTGGCCTGTACCCCCGAGCAGACGGTGCGCACTTTCTATATGTTAATTACTACATTGCAACACACAGCCTAACTTACTATGCTATAGCAGAGGATTACATGGCAAAGCTAACTACACAGAGAATTGATGCACTGACTGCAAAGATTATGGACGGACATAGTCTTGCTAGGGCTTGCACTGAGTTAAAGATAAGTCGTGCTAATATTTATAGTCGTATGGCAGAGGATGCTGACTTAGAGAGGCAGATACGCACTGCCCAGCAGCAGAGTGCTGAGAAGGCTGTAGAGGAGTTAGATGAGTTATACCAGCAGAGGTTAAGGGGTGAGAAGGATTATGACCCTAATGTGCTGAGGGATTATGCTACCCATGTTCGGTGGAAGGTTGGTAAGTTGATGCCTGACAGGTTTGGTGATCAGAAGAACAGGGCTGGTGTTGAGATAGGTGATGGCACTGTTAAGATAGTTTGGGAAACTGATGCAAGTTAAAATCCCTTATAAGCCAAGGGCATTGCAAGCTGAGATGCACCAGAGTGTAAAGCGTTGGAATGTTCTTGTGATGCACAGACGCTTTGGCAAGACTGTTTGGGCTGTTAATCATTTAATAAAGCATTGTCTTACTTGTGAGTTACCAAGACCTAGAGTGGCCTTTGTTGCCCCTACCTTTACACAGGCGAAGCGGATAGCTTGGGATTATGTAAAGTATTATGCTGGTGTAATACCTGGCGTTACCTTTAATGAGACAGAACTTAGAGTAGACTTTCCTAATGGTGGGCGGTTAATGCTTTTGTCTGCTGAGAACCCTGACAGCCTTCGTGGTATTTATTTAGACCTATGTGTGTTTGATGAATTTGGTATGCAGAACCCAAGAGTATGGGGAGAGGTTGTTAGACCAGCACTATCCGATAGACAGGGTGGTGCTGTTTTTTTAGGTACACCAGCAGGGCATAATCATTTCTTTGACTTATTGGAGCAAGCCAAGAAAGAGGTAGATGAGGATAGTGACCAGTGGTACTGGAAGATAGTTAAGGCTTCTGAGAGTGAGCTAGTGCCAGAGACAGAACTGGATGCTGCTAGGTCTATGATGACACCAGAGCAGTATGAGCAAGAATATGAGTGTTCCTTTACTGCTGCTATTATAGGGGCGTACTATGGTAAGTTGCTGGCTGACGCAGATGACAGTAATAGAATTACTAGAGTGCCGTATGATCCTGCTTATCCAGTGCATACAGCTTGGGATTTGGGTATAAACGATAGTACCGCTATTTGGTTTGCTCAGATATTCAGGGGCGGTGCAGTCCATATTATAGATTACTATGAGAACAGTGGGGTGGGGTTAGACCACTATGCTGAGATATTGCGGCAGAAGGATTACCATTGGGGCGATCATCTTGCGCCACATGATATAGAAGTGCGAGAGCTTGGCAGTGGCAAGTCTAGGCTAGAGACTGCTTTTAGTTTGGGCATTCGCTTTAGGGTTATACCTAAGATGAAGATTATAGATGGGATTAGTGCAGCGCGTATGATGTTGCCTAAGTGTTACTTTGACAGGGAGAAAACACATGAAGGCGTTGAGATGTTGCGTCAATATCGCCAAGAGTTTGATGAAAAAAGAAAAGTATTTAGAGATCATCCACGCCATGACTTTACGAGCCACAGCGCAGATGCGTTTAGGTATTTGGCTATTGGGTTGGAAAATAAACAAACTATGGTCAAACCTCCGCAAGCTATGGCGATGAATGACTACAATCCGTTTGCAATATGACACAGGAAAGCTATGAAAAGATAATGGCTATGGTAGCCGACAGTCCATATCATAAATGGTGGCCTGAAGAAATACTGGAAAGTCATATAGATACACCGCTTTCTTTAGGTCAGTTCATAGTTGGAGAGAATGATGATGAGACTTTTTTCTTTTTTGCTACTTGGGCTTTCCCAGAAGAAAAGCATTTACAGGAGTATTTGCGTACAAGATGTTTCCCAGAAGAGGGTTTTCATGGGCAGGGCGAGGACATTTGGATTGTAGACTTTATATGTCTAGGCGGTAGGCAAGATGTGGCTACGGCTTTCCGTTGTGTCAAAAGTCTGGTATATACGATGGGGTATGATAAATTTTTCTGGCTTAGAACTGAAAAGAACAAAATAGGCTGGCACAGTATTAAGGGGTAAGACATGGGCGGTATGTTTGCAAAGGCAAGAGGCGAGTTTATTGCAAAAGCCTTGAAGAAAGCTATGGATGAACAGCAAGTTCAACAAGCAATGCCACAGGCGGCTGCTCTTGCTCTTGAAGATGAAGATAAGCCTAAGAAAAAGAAAGCTGCTGGTCTTAAAGGTAAGACAAAGCGAACTGGTGGCGCGGGGAAATTTGGCGAAACTATTTTAGGATAAGTGTTATGGGCGGTTTTAATCCAATTAAAGTAATAAAAGACACGGTAAATACAGTAACGAATGTTGGCAAGAAAGCTCTGACAGAGACATTTGATACCGTAACGGGTATGGATAAAGAGGAGCGAAGGACACTTCTGTATGGTGATCCGCAAACACCAAGAGAAACGCCAGAGGTTACGCCTGAAGTTGTGCCTGATGACGATACTTTATTAAGAGACACCAGAAGAACTAGAGGCAAACGTGCTGGACAGGGCGGTACTCTAGTGGGTGGCTATGGTGCTTTGTACCGCAAGGGCGGTTCTAAATCTGCTACAGGAGAATAAGATGAGCTTTATGAAACCAAAAGTAATTACACCACCACCACCACCACCGCCACCACCAGAGCCAGACATGGCAAAAGCAACAGCTTTGGCAGAAGAGGCTACTGCTGGTGAGCGTAGAAGGCGCAAGGGTGCTGGCTCTACACAGGTTGCTGGCCTTACATCTTCGCAAGCTACAACGGCAAAGCCAACATTGTTAGGATAAATCAATGGATGACATCAAAGCCATCATTAAAAGGTTTGAAGCCTTAGAAGGTCAGCGAGACAACTGGCAAAATCATTTCCAAGAACTTGCTGATTATATGCTCCCACGGAAAGCTGACATTGTGCGTAAGCGTACAAGAGGCGAAAAGCGCATGGAGCAGATCTTTGATGGCACAGCTTTACAGGCTGTTGATCTGTTATCCGCTTCTTTACATGGTATGCTAACCAGTGGTGCTAGTGCTTGGTTTCATTTGGCAATGAAAGACCAGACCGTTGGTCGTGATCAAGAGGTACAAAACTGGTTAGAAGATACTAGCAGTCGTATGCTACGGGCTTTTAATACGTCAAACTTTGAAACAGAAATCCATGAGATGTATGTGGATCTAGTTGTGTTTGGCACTGGCTGTATGTTTGTAGAGATGGATCAGGGCAAGCTACGGTTTAGCACTAGGCACATCTCAGAGTTTCACATAGCTGAAAACCAGTTTGGTTTAGTCGATACTGTTTTTAGAAAGTACAAGTTACCAGCTAGACAAGCTGTACTGCGCTTTGGCTACGAAGAAGTAACAGACTATATACGCAAGGTTTATGACAAAAGACCAGACGATGAAGTAACCATTCTTCACGCAGTTATGCCGCGATATGATCGTGACCCACAAAAGATGGACAGTGCGAATATGCCATTCGCCTCTGTTTACATTTGTATGGAAAGCAAGATGCCTGTTTCAGTAAAAGGCTTCCAAGAGTTCCCGTACGTTGTTCCACGTTTCTTAAAGGCAACTGGTGAAACAATGGGGAGATCACCTGCTATGGTGGCGTTGCCTGACGTTAAGATGTTGAATCTTATGTCGAAAACCATCATACAGGCGGCACAAAAGCAGATTGATCCTCCACTGCTTGTGCCTGATGACGGATTTCTCCTCCCGATCCGTACTAACCCAGGTGGTCTAAACTTCTTCAGGGCTGGAAGCAGAGATACAATTACCCCTCTTAACGTGGGTGCTAACATACCTATTGGTCTACAGATGGAAGAGCAAAGACGCATGGCTATTCGTTCTGCGTTTTATGTAGACCAGTTATTGTCAGGTGGTGCGCCTAACATGACAGCTACAGAGGTTATCCAGAGGCAAGAAGAACGCATGAGGGTGATTGGCCCTGTGCTTGGTAGATTGATGAACGAGATGTTGCGTCCATTGATTGACAGAGCATTTTCATTAATGTTGCGTGAAGAGATGCTTGCACAGCCACCAGAACTGCTGCAAGGGCGTGATGTGGATATTGAGTATGTATCACCGCTAGCTCGCGCACAGAAGTCTAGCAGCCTAAACAATACTATGAAGGCACTAGAGATATTAATGCCGTTGTCGCAGTCATTGCCTGTTGGGGATCACATTGACCCTGATGGACTTGTGCGCCACGTTACTGACGCTCTGGGCGTTCCTAAGACGGTTCTTAACTCTGACGTAGAAATACAACAACAGCGTCAACAAAGAGCAGAGCAGCAACAGCAAATGGCTGAAAGACAAGAAGAGCAAGAAGATGTTTACACTGCTGCACAAGCTGCACAGGCAGTTAGAATGGTACAGAAGTAATGCAAGAAGTAGCAAAGATGAAGTTAATGTATAATGACCTGTTTACTGGCGAGGCTGGTAAGAAGGTGTTAGGAGATCTAGAGGCGCGTTGTAATTGGCGTACTTCTAGTTATGTAGCTGGCGATGCCAACGCTACAGCCTTTGAGGAAGGCAAACGAGCAGTGCTATTGCACATTCACAATATGTTAAGAGAGGATTAACAATGTCAGAAGCAGAACAGGCAATCCAACCAGAAGTTACAGAAGCAGCCCCAGCAATGCTGGAAACCCCTGCTGAAGTTGCTCAAGGTGGATCTGGTAACGACTTCTTAAATTCAATACCAGAGGATCTAAGACAACACCCAAGCCTATCACCTATTAAGGATGTGGAGAACCTTGCTAGGTCTTATGTAAACGCACAGCGTTTGATAGGTGCAGATAAAATACCTATGCCCGTAAACCCTACAGAAGAAGATTTAGATAGGATTTATGGCAAGCTAGGCAGACCAGAAAGCCCAGATAAGTATGGGATTGCTGCGGATGGTAACGTCTTAACAGAAGAAGCGGCTAATGCTTATGCAGATGTAGCTCACAAGTTACGACTTACACCTGACCAAGCTAATGGTGTTTTAGAATATTATCGCTCTACTGTAGCAAATGATGCAGAGCAGTTTAGTGCGCTTAACGAAAAGGCTATGGAAGATGCAGCATCTTCTTTGCAAGCTGAGTGGGGTGTTGACTATGACAATAAAATACAATCTGCACAAAAAGCAGTAGACCAGTTTGAGGCTGGCGGCATTATGGAAATGCAATTAGCTGATGGAACTAAGCTAGGAAATCATCCAGAAATCATCAGAGCGTTTGCAAAAATTGCAGATTTCAGGCAGAATGTAACCAGTGAAGATACAGTTTCAGAGAGTGCTTCATCATTGGGTATGTCAACACAACAAGCAGGGAATGAGATACAAGCCATTATGGGCGATAGATCTCATGCTTATTGGGATAAGAAAAACCCACAGCATCAACAGGCCGTAGACCGTATGGCACAGCTTATGGAGATGCAGCATGGCTGATACTGATCAGTTATCGCCAGTTGAAGTGCGACTAGAGTGTTTGCGTATTGCGGTAGAGTTTGGTACTCAGCGTGATATATTAAATCCCGATCAGTTGGTAGACAAGTATTATCAACTGGTCACTCAGGGTAGCGGTGCAAATCGTCCTGTTGACAATCGGAAAGACGATAGACGAAAGCAGTCTTAAAAAGCTAGGCGTGTCCGTCATCGGGTAGCACACTGCAAGTTAGTTCAAATGTAACCTGTAGAAAAGGAGAGACATTATGTCTACTCAAGTAACTACGGCATTTGTCCAGCAGTATTCTGCTAACGTGCAGATGCTATCACAGCAGATGGGTTCTCGTCTGCGTGATACAGTGCGCGTAGAGTCTATGACTGGAAAAAATGCCTTTTTTGACCAAGTTGGTGTAGCCACTGCGGTCAAGCGTACAACTCGTCATGGGGATACCCCACAGATCGATACACCTCATGCTCGCCGCCGTGTGAGTTTGGTAGACTACGAATATGCTGACCTGATTGATGATCAGGACAAGATTCGTATGCTAATCGATCCAACATCATCTTACGCAATGGCTGCTGCCGCAGCTATGGGTCGTGCGATTGATGACGAGATCATTGCAGCCGCTACTGGCACTGCATTTACTGGTGAAACTGGCTCAACTTCAACAGCCCTGCCTGCTGGTCAGCAAATTGCTGCTGGTGGTACAGATATGACTGTTGCCAAGTTGCGCGAAGCTAAGAAGATTTTGGACTTGGCTGACGTTGATCCTTCTATCCCACGCTACATTGCGGTAGGGCCAAACCAGATTGAATCTCTGCTAGGTGATACAAACGTAACATCTTCAGATTTCAATACGGTAAAAGCTCTTGTGCAAGGTGATGTGAATCAGTTTATGGGTTTCACTTTCATCATGTCCAACCGCTTGGCATTGTCTGGCTCTACTCGCACTTGCTTTGCATGGGCAGAAGATGGCTTGGCATTGGCTGTAGGGCGTGACGTTAATGCTCGTATCGATGAGCGTGCAGACAAGGGTTACTCAACCCAAGTCTACTACGCCATGAGCGTTGGCAGTACGCGGATGGAAGAAGAAAAAGTCGTTCAAATCGATTGCGCTGAATAGGAGATTGAAGAATGGCTACTGTATATTCCGTACAAAAAACTAAGTGGAATCAAAATGTTCCAGCCGAAGCTATTGATACCAATGAACTTGGTGGTCGTATTCGCGTAGCACACGCTGTTTACGAAGCATCTGCATTGGCATCAGGTGACGTTATTGAGATGTTCAACATCCCTAATGGCGCACGTCTGCTGGAAGGTTCACTTGCACATGACGCACTTGGCGGGTCAACAACATTGTCTGTAGGACACGAAGCATATACCAACTCTGCTGGTACTGCTGTGTCTGCGGCAGCCGCAGCTTACAAAGCCGCAGCCGCTTCTACATCTGCACAAAAAGTAGATGTATTAGCTACTCTGGCACTAGGCTCTGGTACAGTTGTTGACGCAAACAAGGATGGCTTGCCTGTAACAGCTACAATGGGCGGTGCTGCTGGCACTGGTACTATTGAGCTTACATTCAAGTATGTCATTGACTAATGCCAATCAGAGAGGGGCAGAGCAATCTGCCCTTCTCATCATTAGGAGTGTGTAATGCCTTCAGTTGTAGACATTTGTAACGAAGCAATGGATTTGCTAGGTGCATCTACTATTATTTCTTTAACTCAGGATTCTAAAGAAGCGCGTCTGTGTAACAGGCGTTTTGATACTGTTAGGGATAGTGTTCTAAGAAATCACATCTGGAATATAGCTCTTACTAGAAAAGAGATCGCAGCAGATGCAGTTGCACCTGACTTTGGCTTTACACATCAATACACATTACCAACACAACCATATTGCTTGCGCGTAGTTTCTTTTTGGAACTCCGTTGTAGACAACGAAATCGCAGCATACGATAGCAATGTGATGTATAAGATTGAGGGTCGCAAGATACTTTCTAACGAGGGTACTTGCAAAATTACTTACATAGCTAGGGTTAGCGACACAGAGCTTTATGATAGCTTACTGTCCTCTACTATAGCTTATAGATTAGCGGCAGACACAGCCTATAACATCACAGGCAGTATGTCCGTAGCTCAGAATATGCAAGGCTTATACGAAGCAAGGCTGAGAGAAGCAAAGGGTGTGGATGCTATGGAAGGTTATCCAGAGCAGCCGCAAGCTAATGAGTATATTGAAGTAAGGTTCTAAAATGGCGAGAGTATCGACTATTGTAACCAACTTTCGCGCTGGTGAGCTTTCGCCAAGACTAGAAGGCCGCATTGACTTAGACAAGTACAATGAAGCCGCACAGACTTTGCAAAACATGATTGTGTTTCCACAGGGCGGTGTTACCAGAAGGCCAGGCACATTCTTTGCTGGTGCTACAAAAGGCGGTGGCAAGGTACGTTTAATTAACTTTGAGTTTAGTGATGAGCAAGCATACGTCATAGAGTTAGGCGCAGACTATATGCGCTTCTTTAAAGATGGTGGCTTGCTGACTGAAGCTCCTGTGACAATTACAAACATTACTCAGTCTGACCCAGCAGTAGTTACCGCAGCAGGGCATGACTTTGTTGATGGTGATAGAGTGTTTATATCTAGCGTTTCTGGGATGACGCAAATAAACAATTTAGAATACCACGTCATAGCATATTACGATTTAACATTTACGGCTCAATCTTTATTTACTGTAGGTGAAACTATAAGGGGAAGCACATCTGGTGCTACAGCCACAGTAATATCAAACGATGGCACAACAGCTACAATAGAAATACTTAATGGAACATTTGATGCTGGTGGGGAAACCGTTACAGGTTTAACATCTGGCAATGTTAGAGCGTCTACTGGCGCGGCTGTGTTAAGCGATGAATTTGCTTTAGAAAATCCTTTTTCAATAGACTCTACAGGTTATGATGCGTATGTGTCTGGCGGTTCTGTTGGCAAGATTGTTGAGGTCACAACAAGTTACAATGTCACAGAAATATTCGAGTTAAACTATGCTCAGTCTGCGGATGTTTTGTATTTGGCACATAAAGACCATGCACCAGCAAAACTCACAAGAACTACAGCTACTTCATTTACATTAGAAGATGTGCCTTTTACAGATGGCCCGTACCTAGATGAAAACATAGAAACTACTACTTTGTTTGTGACTGCAAACACTGGCACTATGCACGTTGTTGCTTCTGCTGCATTGTTTGACGATACGCCTAGCGGTTCTCTTGATATTGGTAGGTATATACGTTTTAGAGAAGTTCTTGAAATAGAGCATGATGAATGGGCGGCATCAACAAGTTATAGCAACAATGCCACAATAAGATTTAATGGTCATGTCTATAAACAAGTCACAGGTTCTACACAAACATCAGGCAATACTCCACCAGTACATACAGAGGGTACTGAGACATACGGTTCTATTGATTGGCAGTATGAGCATGATGATACAGGTTACGTTAAAATTCTTGCTCTTAATAACGACATTGGAATATCGAGCAAGTCTGGCACATATACTCTAGGCGAAACTATAACTGGTGGCACATCAGGTGCTACAGGCGAGTATGTCTATGATGATGGAACTACAATGTTTGTCACAGATGTCACTGGCATTTTTCAGTCTGGTGAAACTTTAACTGGCGGCACATCTGGTGCTACATCTACCTCTACAAGCGGCAATGTGTTTTCTACTAGGTCTGTAAAGGCGGAAGTTCAAGAAGATGATGGGCAGATATCCGTACTTCCAGATCATATAATAGGTTCAGCTAATCCAACAAAGCGTTGGTCTTTGGGAGCATTTGGTGGCGATCAGGGGTATCCAAGAGCTGTAGCTTTCTATGAGCAAAGATTGTATTTTGCTGGCACTACAGGACAGTCGCAAACAATTTTTGGTTCTGTGTCTGCTGACTTTGAGAACCATACCCCAGGCACTAACGATGATGATGCACTGAACTTCACCATAGCGTCTGACAAAGTGAACGTAATTAAGCATATATTACCAGCACGTTTCTTACAGATACTTACAACAAGTGCAGAGTTTACGCTGTCTGGTGGTACTGGCTCACAACCTGTCACGCCAACGAATGTAAACATCTTGCGTGAAACTACCTTTGGCACATCTGATGTAAGGCCATTAAGAGCAGGGAACAGCACTATCCTTATCCAGAAAGGTCAGGAGAAGGTTAAAGAAATTACTTTTGACTTGGATACAGATGGCTTGCTAGGCATCGATCTATCTATTCTTGCAGACCATATTACTAGAAACGGTGTTAGCGATATGGTTTGGCAACAAGAGCCAGAACTTATCCTATGGTTTGTGCATACAGATGGGCGTTTGATTGGACTGACTTATGACCGCGCTAACAACGCTGTAGGGTGGCATACCCACCCATTAGGGGGGTCTGGTACAGTAGAGAGCATAACAAGCATCCCTGAAGGCTCTGAGGACACTGTGTATGTATCTGTAAAGCGCGTTATTAATGGTGCTACTGTCAGGCACATAGAATACATGAAGCGCATATATTTTGGCGATGATGTGGAGGATGCTTATTATGTTGATGGTGGCCTGACTTATGATGGCTCTGCCACAACCACTATTAGCAGTATAAATCATTTAGAGGGCGAGACTGTATCTATCTTAGCTGATGGAGCTTCACACGCTGACAAAACAGTTACAGATGGCAAGATAACCCTAGATAGAAGCGCGTCTAAAGTTCATCTAGGCTACAACTACACATCTTTAGTGCAAACTTTGCGTTTGGAAGCTGGCGCAGATGATGGCATAGCGCAAGGCAAGATAAAGCGTATTCATGGTGCTACAGTGCGTTTCTTGGATACAGTGGGTGCAGAGGTTGGCACAGACACCACAAACCTTGACCGCATACCATTTAGAAGCAGTGCAAATCCAATGAACCAAGCGTTAAGTTTATTTACTGGCGATAAGGAAATATCTTTTCCGTCAGGCTATGACAATGATTCAAAAGTAATGGTTAGGCAAAACCAGCCATTGCCAATGACTATCTTGGCTATAATGAGAAGGTCTAATACATTCGATGCCTAACATCATACCTTTTAAAAAAGAACATTTAGACAAGATAAACCTTATGTTTGAGATGACTAGAAGCGGCAAGGATGCGCTGGGGTCTTATGACGGGGTTATAGGCTATACGGGAATGGAAGATGGCGCAGTGCTGGCTACAGGCGGTGTGCATCCAATGTGGGAAGGCGTAGGCGAGGCGTGGCTATTAGTAGGAAAAGAAGGCTACGACAAACCAAAAACTGTAGCAAAGTGGACTGACTATTTGTTTCAGATCTTACAAGAGGAGCATAAATTGTTTCGTATTCAGGCAAGTGTATCTGCATTAGACCTCACGGCTAATAGATATGCACAGTGGCTTGGATTTGAAAAAGAGGGTATTATGCGTAAGTATGGGCCAGATGGCACAGATTATATTCGGTATGCGAGGGTAATGTAATGGAGCCAAGTACAGCAGCAGCAGGGGCAGCCGTAGTTGGCGGCATCATGGGCTATAAGGGCAACATGGCTGCGGCTAAGAACGCGCAAGCTGTAGCTGATTATAACGCTGAAGTTGCTGAGAATGAGGCTGTATTACTTGCTAGAGCAAAGCGCGATCAAGAAGAAGGCCTACGCAAACAATCTGATAGATTAGAAGGCGCACAAAGAGCCGCTATATCAAAATCTGGGGTGCAAATAAAAGGCAGCGCATTACAAACTTTGGCAGACACTTATTTTAATACAGAAATGGATGCCGCTATGATTCAGTATGCTGGTGATGTAGAGCAAGTGCAAAAGCAATCAGAGGCAGCACTAACAAGAGCAGAAGGTGGAGCAAGAGCAAGTTCTCTGAAGTATGCCGCGTATGGCTCATTGCTAACTGGCGCACAACAAGCCGCAACTATAAAATCGTAGGTGATTAAATGCCAAAGATACCCTTATACAATCAAGGACAAGGTGCAACAGTAGAGACTGCGGCTGGCGCATTGTCACCTAAAGCAAGCGTAGGGGCATTTACCGCACCTGGACAAGCACAGGCAGCATTTGCACAAAAGGCTGGTCAGGTTGCTTTTGAGTTCGGCATGAGAGAAAAGCAACGCCAAACTGAAACGATAAAAAGAGAAAGAGAAAGCCTAGCTAGGGAAACTTCGGCAGAGCATTTGCGTAATGACAAGTCAACTTCAGCAGAAGAAGCAAAGGCAAACTTTGCTAAATTTAGCCAAAATCAATTAAATCAAATAGAAGGGCTAAACCTTACTAGAAGTCAAAAGCAAGAAATTAGAAACAGTGTATCAAGAGTTTTTGCCGTACAAAGCGTACAAGGGCAAAACAACGGATACCTTAGAGGCGAACAGAAAGCTGGGGAAAGTTACGCCAAAACTATAGAAGATAGCATCGAAGCTTTAAGAGCGTTGCCGCCAGACAGTCAACAAGCAATGCTTCTGATGTCGCAGATAGATTCTACTATTGATGAAGCAACAGCCTCAGACAGACTTGGGTTCTTGCCAGAAGGAAGAAAAACAAAAGATCAAATTCGCGGAATTATTCAAACAGACCGTACCACTGTTCTAACTCAAGACCCTCAGTCCACCATAGAGCAGTTAGAGGCTGAAAGAGCTAGAGTATCTAAGTCTTTCGCTGACGGTCAGATTGATGGAGTAGCAGCTAGACAAAATGAATCTTTGCTAGATACAGAGATTAAAACTAGAAAAAATCTTGAAAAGTCTTTGGGTACAGACGCAGAAAATGAAGCGTTTGAAGCCGCCAAAACATATCAGTATGACACCATTATAAAGGGTTCGCCTACTTTAGCGAAATTAGATGCGGTTATAGAGCAGATAGATAATGAATCTGGTGTTTATGAAGGCATTAATATTGATCAAAAAAAATACTTGAGAAACGAAGCAGAACAAGCAAGAGACAACTTGATTACAGCAGGTAATTTTGATGCTCAACAAAATTTAGATGCTGGGTTAATAGCCGTAGCGCAGGGTGCAGAACCTACTTTAGCGAAAAAAGCAATCAAACATTATTATGACACAGGACAAGATGATAAGGCAGAACAAGCAGCAATATTGGTTAATGCAGCTTTTGGTGCGTCATCAGAATTTACAAGCAATGTTTTTTCTACTCCAAGTCAAGTTAATGCGTCTCTGGCTTTGGCTAAAGAAGAATTAAATGAAGCAATAGAATCCCAAGATGCGGCAAGAATTAAAAGTGCTAACAAAAAAATAGAATTGCTTGATAACCTGTATGAGAATAGAGGCAAGGCAATTACGCAAGATCCTTATGGTTATGTTGCGTCAGAACTTCAAAAGCAGGGCATTGACATACAAAGCATGAGTGCTTCTGAACGAGCCTCTAAGATGTTGGCTTATCAAAAGAAGATGGGTGTGTCTAATGTCGATATACAGCTAATTAGCGCAGCAGAAGCGGCTCAGATAAAAGAGCAATATGATGCTACGGATGCCTCAGAAAAAGGTGCTTATCTTGAGTCTTTGTTTAGTCAGTATGACCCTGCAATGCAACGTGGAGTAATGCGTAACTTGCGGCAGTCTGGGTTTACTACGATTGATATGCTGATAGCCTCAGACAAATCAAGCCCTAAGAATGTGCTGTTAAATGAAGCGCAAGCATTTAAGCAAGAGGACTTAAACAAAGTTTTAAAGCCAGCACAAAGAGAAGAAATAAGTAATTTGCTTCGTCAAAAGATGATGCCATTTACTCAAAGTATAGCTGGTGGCGTAGGCGGCAATTATTTTGATAGAGGTGCTGGGGGCGGAAGGCTTGCCTTTACTTTTGAGGTTGAGCAATCGCTAATAAAGGTAGCGCAACTAGAGGTTTATAGGGGCAAAAGTTTAGAAGATGCCGTAGAATCCGCTTTTCAAGTTATTGGCAGAAGATACGATTTCAACGATGTAAACAACAAAAGTATTCGCATCCCTAAATCAACAACCTTAGACCCTAGTTCTATAACAAGCTATTTAAAGTCTAAGATTGCGGATACTGAATATCTGCGGTCTATTGTAAAATCACCAACAGAAAGAGGCCAAACAGAAGAAACCAGCAGGGTTCTTTATACTAGCAGAATAGCTGATGATGGTGGTTGGAGAACGCTAGACGATGATTCTGGGGTTTACATGATTGACGGTGACGGTAACTTTGTCATGCAAGAGGTGATAGAGTTTGATGCTGATGATAATGAAATTAAAAAAGAAGTGCCGATTATCATTAAGTTCTCAGAAATATCTGGTGCAGTTGAGCAAGATGAAAAGACACGGGTTGAGACACTGCTTCAAACACCTGGCGGTAAAGGTAAACTTCTTCTTGAGGAGCAAGGCTTTGGGCCAGCAGAAACTATCCCATCATTTGTAGCCCCACCACAAACAGGTTCGCTGCAAAGGTCTATGGACTTGGCAAAGGAAAGGCGTGGCAAGGATGGTTGACCTTTTTATTCCAGAACAAGAAGATGATGCAGTTCTGCGTAAGAACTTCTTTAACTACGATAAAGTAGGCACATTAGATGTTCTGGGAGCAACCTTACAAGAAACTATCTACTACAACCCTGCGTCTGCGTTAAGTAGAATGGGTGAGCAGTATATGTTTAAGGATGAAGGGCAAATTCTTTCTAGCGATGAGTACAAGGAAAGCGAGTTCTTCAGAGAGGGTATAGAGGTTGGCGATGAAGGTATATCAACTGGCGAGGCTAATATACTTGCCAAGAGGTATGATGAGCGTGGAAAATTCCAAAGCGTATTAAGGCGGTCAAAAGGCGGCATAGGTCTGGGTGCTATGCAGTTTGGTACAGCTTTAGTAGGTAGTATGCTAGATCCTCTTAACATTGGCAGTGCGTTTGTTCCTGTCGTTAGAGAGGCAAGGATTGCTGGCCTTACTGCTAGGTTCGGCAAATCAGGTGGTAGGTTCTTGGCTGGGGCTGTAGATGGCGCGGCTCTTGCTGTACCTTTAGAAGTTCCTATTAATATTGCGGCACGAATGGAGCAAGACCAAGACTACACCATAATGGACAGCCTTCTTAATGTAACTATAGGCGGTGTGCTGGGCGGTGGTTTTCATGTTGCTGGTGGCAAAATAGGCGATGCAATCAAAAGGACAACGCCAGAAACAAGAGAGCAAGCCTTGAGAACTTCTGTGGGTCAGTTGGTTCAAAACGGCAAAGTAGAAATCAAGCCTATATTTGATGTTGATAGAAAAATTGGGCCATACGTTGCATCTGAAAAAGAAGGTCTTTTTAGAGCGTTAAAAGCAGAGCCAGTGGAAACACAGGCAGAAGTGCCAGCATCACTAGAACCTTTAAGGAACAGGCCTAAAAGCCTGACAGAATTTATAAAAGAAAATGGCGGCATAGATTCTAACGATAGATTTGCTGGTGACTTTTCTATATTCATGGGCAACGAAGCTGGTGACTTGGTTAAGTCTGGCGGTAAATCGGCAGAAGAAATGGCAAAACTTGCCGATGAGGCAGGGTACTTTTCAGCCAAGATAGATGATGCTCAAAAGGCTAGCACAGTCGATGAGTTGCTTTCTTTAACGGAGCGTGACTTCTTAGAAGGCAAAACAATATACAGTGGCACAGATCCAGAAGTAGCTAAGTATAGAGAGGCTGTGGACTTATTTGAACGTGCTGAACGTCAGGGTGTAGACGTAGCTGGCAAAACAGATGCACAGCTATTTGATGAACTGCAAAGAGCAGAGGCATCTGGTGATGCTGTTTCTACACAAGCTAAGTCACAATCAGGTTTGACACCCCAACAGTTTGATCAAACAAGAGAAACAATCGAAGCTAGGCAAAATGACATAGGTGAACTTGAGCCTATGAGAGCAGAGGCAGAGGGCATGGAAGCAGAAGCAAATGCCGCAAGAGATCCAGACGTTGCCTTTGTAGACCAAGACAATGCTGAATTAGAAGCAGAGATAGAGCAGTTTGACGATATAGGTTTGGTTTCAGAAAAAGATAAAGCAGAACTTGCCGCACTTAAAGAGTTACAGGAAAAGTCTGATAAGGCATATCCATCTGTAACAAAGCAAGCTGGTATTTGTATGCTGGGGGCAATTCAATGAGCATAAGAAAATGTATTAATCAGGTAAAACGTGCTGGTGAAAAGGTTGGCGTAAAGTTTTCTGACGAAGAAATACAGGACATTATGTCTATTATAGAACGCAAACTTACAGATAGAGATGCGGCATTTAACGGTCTAAGTCCAGAGCAAGCGATTAAAAAGGTTACAGACGAAATTAATGAAGATGCCCAGCTTGCGGCTAGAGTCGCGTATAGAAACAGACTTATTAACGTAAAGCGTCACGGTGAACTGAAAAGAAGAATAGCAACTAATCCTTCCAACCCATCGAAGGCACTGTCTGATATAATGGTTGGCTCTTTAAAGAGCATAGAAGAAGGCAGGGTGAGCGTTGATGCACAGGCTCATTCCATAATGACTAACTCTGTTGGCAAGTTAGCGGCTGAGTTAGAGCGTAAAGGCTTGCTAGAACTGTTTACTAGCGGTCAGTTAGACAACTTAATATACAGAGAGATGTTTGATGGCTTTGGAATCACAGGAAACAAACGTGCAGAAGAAATAGCTAGGGCAATACAGCGCAGCCAAAAGGTTTTGTTAAACAGAAAAAACAGGGCTGGCGCAGTTATTCGTGAGTTAAAGAACTACGTTGTTAGGCAAAATCACGATCCAATGCTTATGCGTGATGCTGGCTTTGACAAGTGGAAAACAGATATTCTGCCTTTGTTGGACAGAGAACTTACCTTCAAAAACATAGCCCCTGACCAAACAGAGGATTCATTTCTGCGTGGTGTGTATGATTCGCTTGTATCTGGTATGCATCAAAAGACCACATCTTTGTATTCAGAGGATGGGCTTCTTGACCCTGTAAGCGGTTTTACTGGTCAGGCAAACCTAGCTAAGAAACTTAGTGCCGAAAGAAAAATACACTTTATGAACGGAGAGGGTGCTAAAAAGTACGCTGACTTATATAGCAGAATGAGTTTGTCTGAGGCCGTGATAAACGGGATTACGCATGATGCTCAAACACTAGCATTGATGGAGACTTTCGGAACAAACCCACGGGCTATGTTTGACCGCCTTGTAAAAGAGATGACTGAGGAAAACAAAGGCAACTTAGAAATCTTAGACAAGATCAATGAGCGAGTTCTAAGCAATCAATTTGCAGAACTTGACGGAACAACTAGAGCCAGAGGCGCGTCAAGGCCAGTTTTTATGGGTGTTGACTTTGCTGGTATAGCAGCTTCATGGCGTATGTTGCAGAATATGTCAAAGCTAGGGTTTGCAACAATATCTTCTATATCTGACGTTGTAACTAAGGCTGCATTTATTAACGCAAATACAGAGCGTGGGTTGTTTGCTTCTTATGCAAGAGCATTTGGTGATGTGTTTGAAGGGCTAAAGACTAGCAAAGAACGCAAAGAAATGTCTTACTTACTCAATGTGGGTATTGAAAACTTGCTTGGTGACGTACACGCTAGGTTTGGCTCTAACGACAGTGGCCCAGGAATGATAGCCAAAGCGCATCAGTTTTTCTTCAAAGTAAATGGTATGCAATGGTGGAACAACTCGCAAAAGACAGGCATAGCTAGAATGTTAGCGGCTGACTTGGCTAACTATTCCAAGCGTTCTTGGACTTCTGTTCCGCAAGAAACAAGAAACTTGCTGTCACAATACGGAATAAGAGAGCAAGAGTGGGGTTTGTTTAAAACATTGGAACTTAAAGCAGCCGACAGCAGAAATTATTTAGTGCCTTCAGCCGCACAAGATGTGTCAAACGATTTAATAGACCCAATCATCTTTGCGGAAAGCGGCAAGAAAAAGCTGCAAATTACTGATAAGATGCGGCAAGAATATAAAGACAGGCTGGAAACTAAAATAGCCACATATCTTACAGACAGTGCTGACATAGCCATACCAACGCCAGGTGCTAGAGAACGTGCTATTATGAATCAGGGGTTGCCTAGAGGAACGGTGATGGGAGAGGCAATCAGAGCAATCATGCAACTTAAAGGCTTCCCAATAACGTATCTTACCAAAGGCATATCTCGTCAGTATTACAACAGAGGCGGTGGTCTTTCTGGAGTTTATGGAATTTCACAGATGGTTGTTGGCATGACTGTGATGGGTTATTTAGCCATGTCCACAAAAGAAATATTGAAAGGCAGAGAGCCAAAGGACGTTTTTAGTGATGATATTTCTAAGAACGCCAAAACACTTGTTGCGGCTGCGGCACAGGGCGGTGGATTTGGATTGTTTGGTGACTTTATATTTGGTGAGTTTAATAGATATGGGCAGTCTTTAACGCAAACCTTTGCTGGCCCAACATTCGGTGCAATAGATGATGTATTCAAAACTATGCACAAGTTCGCAAGAGGCGATGAAGTGGCGGCAGATGTTACTAAGTTTGCTATGAGAAACACACCTTTTGTTAATCTGTTCTACACTAAAGCTGCTTTGGACTATCTTGTTTTACATGGTTTTTCTGAAATGGCTAATCCAGGCTATTTAAGGCGCATGGAAAGCAGATTTAAAGATCAAAGTGGGCAAGACTTCTTTTTCCCACCGTCACAATATGCGGTTCAGTTCTAATGTACTTCCACATGAAAGTAATTTTTGATATGATAGGGCAACGCTGGAGAATGAAATGACAGTCAGTACCACCACAACTAAGGACAGCTATAGCGGTAACGGTTCAACCACCGTATTCGCCTATACTTTCAAGATATTCGATGATGATGACATCACCGTTATCTTAAGAACTACTGCTACTGGCAACGAGACAGTACAAACAAAGACTACTGACTACAGTGTTTCTGGCGTTGGCGATGCAAATGGTGGCAACATAACTTTTGTTACTGCTCCACCAGCCACCGAAACTGTTGTGCTTTTACGCTCAACTGCACAAACACAGCTAACAGACTATACGCCTAATGACCCATTTCCAGCAGAAGCCCATGAAGATGCGCTAGACAAACTGACATTTATTACACAGGACATACAAGAAGAGCTTAGTCGTTCTTTGAAAGTGTCGCAAACAAACAGTATTGCTACAGCTACTTTTACAGCTACACCCACAGCAAGAGCCAACAAGGTTTTAAGTTTTGATAGCAACGGTGATTTACTTGCTGCGCAAGAGCTTGGCACTTTCAGAGGCACGGACGCAACAGTAACAACGGCTAGCTATGATGAGCGTGACTTAGTTAAGTCTACTACAGCAGCGCAGTTAGATAACGTATATATAGCTCTACAAGCCTCTCCTAGCGGCACGTTACTTACAAACACTACCTATTGGGCATTGGTTGTAGATGCTGTTTCTGCTGCAACATCCGCAGCCGCAGCCGCATCATCTGCATCAGCAGCCGCAGCAGATGCGATACTTACAGCCGCAGATGTTGTGTCTACTAATGCTGACGTGGTTTTAACTAACGCTGATGTTGTGACTACTAATCAGAATGTAATTGATGCGCAAGCTGCACAGGCTGCGGCAGAGTTAGCGGCAGATAATTTTGATGATACTTATCTTGGTGCAAAGGCTAGTGACCCGACTGTAGATAATGATGGCGACCCATTAAATGCTGGTGACTTGTACTTCAACACAACAAGCGACAACATCAAGGTTTATGACGGTTCTAGTTGGGCTAATGTTGCCTCTGGTTCTACTTTATCTGCTGTAGTAGACGATGGCACTCCGCAGTTAGGCGGCAACTTGGACATGAATGGTAATGACATTGTTACCACATCCAACGGTACGATAGACCTAGCCCCGAATGGCACTGGCACTGTTGTTGTTAGAGGCAATACAAACTCAGGTGCTATTGTGTTTAACTGTGAAGCTAACACACACGGGCAAACAGTGATTGCACAGCCTCATTCTGCGGCAGTGACTAACACGCTTACTTTACCAGCAGACGGTGATGCTGAGTTAGTCAGTACAGTAGCTGCACAAACTCTCACCAACAAGACCTTAGATGGTGCTAGCTCTACTGGTAACTTGAACTTTGGGGACAATAACAAGGCGCAGTTTGGTGCTGGCACTGACTTGCAGATTTATCACGATGGTAGTCATTCATATATAGATGACGCTGGGACAGGGCGTCTTTACATTCGTGGAAATGGTGCTGTTGAGTTACAAAAATATACTGGCGAAAAGATTTTAGAAGGTAACGCAGATGGCGCAGTCAATCTCTACTATGACAACAGTAAGAAAGTAGAAACAACCGCCACAGGCATAGATGTTACTGGCGAGATGCAAGCCGACAGTCTGGACATTGATGGTGATGGCGATATTAGCGGCAATTTAACAGTTGGCGGTACTGTAACGGCTAAAACAGACACCGACACAACAAACACTGGTTCTGTAACGCTAGACTTTGGGGCTAACCAAAACTTTGTTCTTACCCTTACAGGGAACGTGACGCTGGCAAATCCAACCACAGAACAAGTCGGGCAGTCAGGCTTTATCGTATTCATACAGGACGCAACAGGCGGCAGAACAGTATCGTTAGGTACAGACTACGAGACTGCTGGCGGTGCTGGCATAAACCTATCCGCATCTGCAAGCACTACTGATGTTGTTCCATATATTGTTGCCGCATCAGGGCGTATTCTGCTTGGCACACCACAACTAGCCTTCTCATAAGGAGTTGCCATGTCTGGCCCATTCGGTTCTTCACAGTTTATGTATAAGACAGGCGAAGAGGAAGGCCAATCCCTGCGCTTTGAGAATAGTGATAGTGCCTACCTAAATTGGACACCTCCTTCAGTTGGCTCTAGCTTGACGCAAACCCTTTCTTTTTGGATGAAAAGAACCACTGCGGGAAACTATATATTTAGAGCCAGTGAATTTTATTTGTATCTCGTTAACGATAATCTTAATTATTACGATTGGCGGCAAGGTGCAAACGGCCATATTTTAGTAACTAACGCAGTGTATCGTGATGTTTCAGCTTGGATGCACGTTGTGCTTACTCAAGACCGTGGCAACGCAACAGCTTCTGACAGAATAAAGCTGTACGTCAACGGGGAGCAAGTTACATCCTTTTCAACTGCCACTTACCCCAATCAGAACGAAGGCTCTTATTTTAATAATTCTGGAAACATACATTATATGGGTGGCACTTCTGGTAACTTCTTTGACGGCTACCTAGCCAACGTCACCTTCATAGACGGGCAAGCCCTAGACCCCACCAGCTTTGGCGAGTATGACGGCACGTTGTGGAAGCCTAAGTCTGACACAGACATACAGGCACTGACCTTCGGGACAAACGGGTTCTACCTTAATTTTGAAGATAGTTCTGCCATTGGTGATGATACAAGCGGCAATGCAAACGATTGGACTGCCAACAATTTAGTGGCTACAGATGTCGTGCTGGACAGCCCTGTGAATGGCGGTAACTTTGCTACATATAACTCTGCTTTACCTTCAACAATGACATTAAGTGAAGGCAACCTAAAAGCTTCACAAGCTGGTGCGGCATGGCTAACAACAGCCGCAACTTTTTATGTTTCAAGTGGAAAGTGGTATTGGGAAACTAGAAATACAGATAATGACTATCACATGGTCGGCATTGTTGCTGACAGTTTTGGCACTTACACAAACCATGTAGGTATAACAGCAGATAGTTACTCTTATTATAATTGGGCGGCAAGTGGGTCTGCTGGGAACAAATACAATAATGGTGTAGCTACCAGTTATGGCGACCAGTGGGCGGCTGGAGATATTATAGGGGTAGCATTGGATTTAGATGCTGGAACTATAGAGTTTTATAAAAACAATGTAAGTCAGGGTGTAGCGTTTACAGGAATTTCTGGGACATACGCTCCTGCAGAAAGTTTGTGGACAAGTGGTTCTATAGCCAACTTCGGTCAGGACAGCTCCTTCGCTGGCAACGAAACACCGCAGGGCAACGGTGCAGATGGTGAAGATTTTTTTTACAGCCCACCTTCGGGCTTCCTTGCGCTGACCACTGGCAATCTGCCTACGCCTACCATCACTGCGCCAGACGAATATTTCAATACAATATTGTGGACAGGTAATGCTACCTACCCTCGCTCAATAACGGGTGTAAATTTTCAACCAGATCTGATCTGGATAAAAGCACGGAATCAAGCGTATAACCATGTATTGCAGGACTCTGTTAGAGGAACAGGAGCAGCTGGTCTTTACTCAACCGCTGCTCAAGCTGAAGGTTATTATGATGACTATCATAATATAACCAGCTTTGACACTGACGGGTTTACAGTTGATCAGACCACCCTCACAGACGTTTTCAATGGTGTTGTATCAAGCGTTGGCATTACTAATGTCGCATGGAACTGGAAAGCTGATACAGCATTTAGTAATTCTGCTGGAACGAATGGCGCAGACTTAGCGTCCACAGGACGTGTAAATCAAGATGCAGGGTTTTCTATAGTTAGTTTTGACTTAGAAGCAGCTGGCAGTAAAACGGTAGCGCATGGTTTGTCATCTGCCCCAGAGATGATAATTGTAAAAAGTAGAGATGCCGCAACTCTTTGGCCTGTATATACCGAACCTACGGGTAATACAAAGTATCTTGTACTTGGTACAGCCGATGATGAAGCGGCAAACTCTACAGTTTGGGATAACACATCTCCAACTTCCTCTGTTTTTACGATAGGTTCTGGGTTTACTACAGGCAATTATGGCACAAGACAAATAGCCTACTGTTTCCATTCGGTTGAAGGCTACAGCAAGATAGGCTCATACACAGGGTCATCAGATTTGCCCTTTGTCCACTGTGGGTTTAGACCAGCTTGGATTTTAATTAAACGAACCGACATAACAAGTGCTGAAAGTTGGACTATAAAAGACACAACAAGGTCACCTTACAATGAAAGCACAATAGAACTTTATGCAAATTTAACCGCTACCGAATATGATGATATCTATGGTAACGCAGATTTCTTGTCTAATGGTTTTAAATTAAGAAGCAATAACTTACACACAAATACCACAGGCGGAACGTACATATTCATGGCTTTTGCAGAAGCCCCATTTAACAAAGCCAACGCCAGATAGGAGATAGACATGGCATGGAAGCTAAACAATAAAACTATCCGCGCTGGCAGAGGGTTTACTGACAGCAACGGAACGAAGCACCCTAAAGGTTGGATGCGCTGGACAGACGCGGAAAAGACTGCCGTAGGGCTGGCATGGGAAAATGACCCAGCACCCTATGACAATAGGTTCTGGTGGGACGCTAACACCGCTAAGGCTCTCGATGACGTTAATGCAGTAGACCAGAATAACAATCCTGTCCTAGATGCAGACGGCAACCAGATAGTAACGCTGGGGCTGAAGAGCGTCTGGAAGTCACGAACTAAGGAACGTGCTGGCAATCTACTAGCCCCGACTGATTGGATGGTTATTAAAGCGTCAGAGGTTTCTGGCTACACAGTACCGTCAGCGACAACAACATATCGTGCGGCTGTACGCACTGCATCCAACACCATCGAGGCGGCGATAGATGCGGTTACTACCCATGCGGCCTTCTTAGCGTTGTGGGATACACCTATGGATAGTCAAGACCCTCCGCAGCCTACTGGCAAAGCACCGATAAACGATTGGCCTGACGAGATTTAAGAATGAGCAAACCAACTATACAGTCTATTCATGTTGAACTAGAGAAACATATTGCTGTGTCTGACGAGCGTTGGACAGAAACGATCTTACGCATAAAAAGAATGGAAAGCATTATGATTGGCTCTGCTGGTGCAATAATATTGTTGCTGTTAGCTATAGTTTATAAGAGTTAGCTATGATTGATCCTGCCACACTTGCGCTGGCGGCTAGTGCATTTGCGGCTGTGAAAAAAGGTTTTGCACTGGGCAAAGATGTCGAGGGTATGTATCAGGACATATCACGTTGGATGGGTGCGGTACATGAGATAGAAACCACCCATAACAAACAGAAGCAGGGGTTCTTTAACAAGTCAGTCCAAGAAGAAGCGTTACAAACTTGGGCGGCAATGAAGAAGATTAAACAGCAGAGAGAAGAACTTAGGCTGTTTATGCTCTCTCAGAACCCACAGGCTTGGAATGAGTTTGTTAGCATAGAAGGTCAGATACGCAAAGATAGATTAAGGGCAGAGCAAAGACGCAAGGCTAGGATTAAGAAGAACATAGAGATAACATTGATAACAATACTAATGATATGTATTGGTGTTGGATTGTGGTTTTTAGTTTGGTTTGCCATGAAAGCAAGAGGCTTGCTATGATTGACAGGATATTGGATTACTCACGCAAAGCGGCACTGCTACCTAGAGGCATGATGCTGGTTATGACTATGATGAGTTGGCGTTGTGCTGAATGGTTTATGCACTTAGATGCACCTACTGCTAGTCAGTCAGCTTTTGTTAGCGTGGTCATGGGTGCTATGACAGGTGCGTTTGGTATTTGGATGGGGCATGAGAACAAACAATGATACAGTTATTAGGCGTAGTGGGTAGCCTAGCCCAGACCTTTCTTGAAGGTAAGGTAGAGAAACAAAAAGCTAAGTCAGAGATTATGAAAACTGCTGCTCAACATGACAGCAAGTGGGAAATGATCATGGCTGAATCTACAAAGTCTAGCTGGAAGGACGAGCTAATTACTATTGCTGTACTTACTCCTTGTGTGCTGACCTTTATTCCAGGCATGGAAGATGTAGTAAAGCAGGGCTTTGATAGGTTGAATGAACTGCCTGATTGGTATCAGAATATACTTTATGTTACCATCTTAGCAGGGCTTGGCCTCAAAGGGTTAGATAAGTTTAGGAGAAAGTAATGCCAGCAAAACGTGGTTTATACGCAAACATTCATGCAAAGCGCAAGCGCATAGCTTCAGGCAGTGGCGAGAAAATGCGTAAGGTAGGTAGCAAAGGTGCGCCTACTGCAAAAGCATTTAAGCAATCAGCCAAGACAGCAAAGAAGAAAAAGAAGTGAACATAGACCAGCTACGCATAGAGCTTGCTGAAGATGAGGGCTGTAAATATACAGTTTACCTTGATCATCTAGGATTACCCACTGTGGGTATTGGGCATCTAATTACAGAAGATGACTTTGAATATGGCTGTACTGTTGGCACAGAAGTACCTGAAGAACGGGTACAGGCTTTGTTCCGCAGGGATGTTGCTATTACTGTAGAAGATTGTCAGCGTATGTATGACAACTGGACAGACTTGCCAGAGGAAGTACAACTTATCTGCGCTAACATGATGTTTAATCTTGGCTATCCCAGAATGAGTAAGTTTGTTGGCATGAGATCTGCTGTAGAGAACAGGCTGTGGACTGTTGCGGCAGACGAGATGGTAGACAGTAAATGGTTTGACCAAGTGCCTAACAGGGCAAAGCGTCTTGTTGCCCGTATGAGAGCCGTGGAGAGCGATGATGGCTAAGACACCAGCATGGCAACGTAAAGCAGGGAAAAGTAAATCTGGGGGCTTGAACGCCAAAGGAAGAGCATCCTACAAAAAGGGAAAGCTCAAGCCGCCAGTATCAAGGAAGCAAGCAAAGAAGTCTCCTAAAGCAGCCGCAAGGCGTAAGAGTTTTTGTGCCAGAATGAAGGGCATGAAAAAGAAGCTGACTAGCAAAAAGACAGCGCGTGATCCAAACAGTCGTATCAACAAATCATTAAGGAAGTGGGATTGTTAAATGCCTATGGGAAAAGGAACTTACGGGTCTAAGAAAGGCCGTCCAGCAAAGAAAGCGGCTGGCAATGGTTTAACTGCAAAGCAAAAGACACTGCCAAAGGCAATGCAGCAGCGCATTATGAAAGCCAAGAAGAAAAAGTAACACACAAAAAGGGGGGCGTAATACCCCCCTTTATGCCACTATATTAAGTAATCACCACCATTATAGAAGTATTCAGCAAGTTCATTTAGTAAATGTTCTTCTGTCCATACCCCTTGTGGCTCTTTGCCATCTGGTAACATCCTGTCTTTAGCATAAGGATAGATAGGTTCTAGCTTATGCTCTTCTGCAATTCTCAGGATGCCCCAGCCTACGCGAATCAGCAGTTCATAATAGAACTTAGCTTGTTCCCTGCTGCGCTTTCTGTTCAGCCTCTCGCCAAACTTTGTGGAAGCAATCATCATCACGCATCTCGAAGCACAGGATCATTCCTCTTCCATTCACCGTCCATCCACCGTTTAGGGCTAGATGCGTCTTGTTGCAGTATTCGCAAGCCACACGATGAGCAGAAGTAACGATCTTTGATTTCGACTTTCGCTTCTTTCGAGCAATCATCACATAAAGTCTTTTCCATGATTAAACTCCACTAGGACATGGCGTGGGATGAGCCATGTACGCCCAACTCTTTCGGCCTTTATTTGACCGTCCTTGAGCCATCGATACATGGTATTCATCTTAGCCTTGTCAGATTTACCAAACAGTATTTCACACGCTTCTGTCGCTGTGTAAAATATCTTAGCCTCAGAATGGGATGTCTGTATCATCTAACTGCTGCCCTTCTGCTGGCTTGGTAGCTGGCTGGTGACGCTGATTAATAGCTTGACCAACTGGCTTTAGACCGCCTTGAGAAATGTTATCTGCAATATTGTCCTGTGATTCATAGTCACGCACCTCTGCGATGTTGATGCCAAGAGAGCCATCGTCATTGGTAAAGACTTGCACAGAGTAACGTGCATCTGCCCGTAGGTGGATATCTGCTGGCGAACCATCCTTAAATGGTTTCCAATTACTGTTACCATAGGCAGCTTTAGCGTTGCCATCAGTGTTAGCAAAACAACGGATTGTTGTAACTTTTTCAAACTTCTTAGCCATTTATATCTCCTTGTGGCTTTAATTGTGTATTGCG